GGAGAACCCACTCGTCTCTTGCTTTCCCTGCAAGCGTGGGGCGCAAGCTCTAAAGCAGATGCAAAAGCAAAAGCGGCGGCTATCTCCAAGCGCAACAAAAGTAAGGGCACACTAGACTCTTACATCCCGCGATACGAGAGAGATTAAACACCATGCACAAAAAACCATATAGACCACCACCTAAACCTAGAGCACCTGATAGCTCTACTTTCAAGGGTACACAAGTTGGCGAGCGTGAATACAACTCTAACTCTGTTACTAAATACAAAGCGGATCAATTCCTAAAAAAGAGCAACCAAAAAATACCGCAATTTAACAACACAAGAGAAATGATGGATTGGTTGCAAAGATTTGTGAGTCACGAAAAGCCTGAACCGGGGCCGCAAACAAATCCATTTTCAGAATTAAAACCTAACCCGCTTATGGCTCAATTGAGGGCAGGTATAAATCCGTATCCGGGAACACGCGGATATAAATCTAAAGCCGAAAAAAAACCAACGCTTGAAGATTTTATTAAGCGTCACCCACGCAAGTAAACAGTGGCGCAAACACCAACTGACGAGCGGAGGTTTAAAGCTCCCAAGGTAAAACCAACCGTGAGTGTGGTGCGCCCTGCTGGGACTGCGCCACAAGGCAAACTTGGGTCTCCAAGTGCAGTGGGTTTTAAACCAGCTTACACCCCCACTTCTCAAGTTACACAAAACACAAAAGGGTTTAGTTCTAATCCGGTTACTAATCCCGGCTCCGTTAAACCTGCAGCAAATTTATTTGAATATGCTTTTCAACCAACATACGATAGATATGTCAAGCCATATATGCCTAGTGAAGCTGTCTTGTCAAAAAACAATGCTTCATACCTAAATTATATAAATCCACAATACACAGCACCAGCAGGAAAAAAATACGATTGGCTTAAAGATGCAGTAGATACAGCGTCTGCTTATATGGGCGGCAAAGATTTGTTAAGGGGAATAGCTCCAGTCCCTAGTTATGATGCGGTAGATATAAACTCAATGCCTTCAGCCAATGCTGGTGACTATAGTCAATGGAAAACAGACCCGCGAGTAACACAAAATTTATATCCTCCCCCTAAACCGGGCAAACAAGAAATTACTCCCTATGGATACAATAACATGGGAGATACTTATACTGAACAAGACGGAACTACACGCTTTGTTCCGTGGCAGTATAAAGTTTGGAAAAGTGTAATAGATAAAGATCCAAAACCCCCAATTCCAGATCTTCCAAATAATGGTGATTATGTTCCGTATCAATATGCACCCGGAGATGACATAGACGAAGTTAGAGACAAGAGAATGTATGACTTATTGGAAAGATTAGATCCCAATTTTAAACGGCCTGTTGTTAATCCTTTTTGGAAAATTTTAAAACAATTTAAAAGGTATACACATATTACAGGTACAACTCCTCCTGAAGAAGCTGAACTTGACGAAGCTTATAATAAATTAGAAGCAATGACGGAAAGAATGAGATTAAACCAAAAAAGATACGGTGCTTTTGCATCTCCAGAAGATTTGCAAAGAAATATTGTTCCGTTTGGATATACACCATACTACAAACCTATTGACGAACCTATTGACAAACCTATTGTACCTTATAGTAAACCTGATGAAAATAATGAAGTGTTATTTCCGGGAGATAGTATTTTGGATTTTCAAAAACTTGCAAATCCTAAAATGTTAAATTCAATAATTCAACAACTTAGAGATATGGGTGCTTCTCCTCAGCTTATTGAAGAGATTATAAATAAAAATGATAAACAAATGAGAATTGCGTATCCGGGTTGGGTACAATCTAATGATGAAAGCCCTAATTTTAACAATCAACTCTACCCAATAAAACCAAATAAACCGTATCCAGACCTCAAGCTTCCCTTTAAATTTTCATCAGGCGACTAAACAATGGCGCAGATCCCATACCCCACGGGAATCAAACCCTTAGTAAAGCCCGTAGCAAAGCCTGCTGGCAATCCTGCTGATCGAAACTTTTTCAGTGGGAGTGCCGTGCCAGTTGCGCCTAAAGTTGCGCCAACCGTTAGTCAGGTGAGACCCACTGGACCTACACCCACAAATAATTTCTTTAATTACACGCCCCCCGCTTCTGTTGTTGTTCCTTCTCAACCAATGTCTGGATCTCCAAGTGCAATGGGTTTTAATCCTCCTTACACTGCCTCAAATTCTGTAAACGCTAATGACAGGGGAGGAGACAGAATACAGAAAATGCCTCGTGAAATGATGTTTGATCCGCAAATTCAATACAACCTTCTTACTAAACCACTTGCTGCAAAGTATGGTCTTGAAGGTCCTGCATCTTTATTGAATCCAGAAAATTATTCGTATAACAATTTACAAGATGGTATAAGCAAATTTGGAAACACTCTTGGTAATGTTACTAATTTGATGGCTTACGGAACACCTGTTGGGGCTGCATTTGCTGGTGCTGGTCAAGCAGCAAATACTGCTGGTACACAAGGGATTACAGCTCCCGGAGATGCTTTAGCAACCGCAGGTAGCGCAGCTATGGTTACTTTTGCAGTAAAAAACATATTAAGTAAGGGAAGTGCGGCTGGCATGGCTGGTCAAACAATACTTGAACTTACAAAATTAGCGGGAGCGTTTGGCAGAACAGAAATAGTAAACGCAGTCAAGAATTTGATTGGGGTTGATATAGGCGGATACATAGACACTGCTTTTAATGCAGATACTATTACAAATCAAATACCAAATTTTCTTACAAGACCTGATTTGCAAGGTGAAGCATTAGGTTTATCTACTAATAATGCGTTTAAAGATAATAGCCGGACCGAATTCCGAATAAGATTTGTACATGAATTTTTAAAAAGGCTTACACCTCAAGAAAAACTGGATGTAGACAATGCGCATAAAGCAGGAACAATTAATTTATATACAAGACAAAATGGCGATACCTCAACTTTTTTGGGAAACTTAAGCACTGAACCTGTTGGTCTTCTAACTTTAGGACAAAGAGAAAGCGCAGAACGCGGAACACAGTTGTACACTGAATACCTAGACAGAATGAAACAACTACTGCTTGATAATGCTAAACAACAATTTGATCAACCTATTGCAATAAATTTGCCATTTATTAATGCTTTAAAAGTTTTTCAAGATAACCAATTTAAAAATATACATGATCCGAATATGACAAGTATGGGAAATAATAATAGGAAGCAGAGACAATTTTACGAATCTGCGGTTCATGATATTGAAGGCGTGGACCCAAGGTTATATCCAACTTATGGTTTTTCTTTGAACCCGGAATTTCAGGCGGGAGATCAGTATGACCAAAATCATTCAGCAGCTGGTTATGGAAATGTTACAATGATATTAAAAGACTTAATAAAACAGTATGCTTATGGTACATTTGGGGATTCTGCTGGTAATGGTGGATTACAACCCGTTCGGTGGGGGTCCCTTGACGCAGCAGAACTGGAACCGGCAATTGGACAAAGGGTGCAGCCTTGGATGTTTGATCCAGTGAGTCCCTCAAAAAGATTTCCGCAATATACTGAGGCTCAGATAATTGCTGGTCTCAACGGAGTGACTTTAGACGATGTAGAAAGAATAACTTATAGGATGTCTGATAATTCAAGAGACTACCCAAGTGACGCACATAAAGAGTTTATGAAAAAACTTATAGGTTCAGGTATTCCATATAATATATCCGCCCTTCGTGGGAGAGCATTAGACGATTAATTATGAGAAACGAAAAACCAGTAGACGCTGATTGGGTGCTAAAGCAACACCGTTTTGCCAAGGGGCAGTACGGTGAAGCTTTGCGCTTTAGTGCAGAGGTGGAGAAGCTGTGGAAAGCAGATTTCGATGTGCCACGCGACACAAGCGACAGCATGACATCAAGCAAGCCGCGCATTACGCGCCCCGCCCGTGCGCGTGCTATTCTGGAGAAGTTTCTGACACTGCTCCAAATCCGTGCCAACCAGCAAATCCAAGTGGTGCCCAAGAGCACCGGAGAGGGAGAGCAACGCGCCTGCGAAAAGCTTGAGCAGTGGCTTACTGGCTATCAGCGTGCCCTCAACATGGAAATGAAAAAGAATGTGTACAGGGATTTTGTGTACTTTTTCCTGTTGCGTGGGCGCGGGTGCATTGAGACCCGCTTTGATGTGAAGGCAATTGGCGGGGAGTACATGCCCATCCGCACCATGGCACACGACCCCAACCAGATTTACAGCGTGTGGGGCGAAAGCGGCATTGGCTGGTACACCAAAGAGTACACACGCTTTGCTTGGGACATTAGGGAAGAACTTGAGAACAAGGGAAAGACCCGCAACATCACACTACCAGATGACCCCAACAAGCGCGTAGTAGTGATTGAGTATTGGGACAGCAACTGGAACGCCCTGCTTGTGGACAACCAGCTTGTGTGGGTGAACGAGCACGAGTACGGGTTTGTTCCGCTGTGCGAGGCGCACTGCATGGGCACACCGCTGAACGACATGCGCTGGGCGTATCAGAGTGTGCTCGGCCCGATTATGGACAGCCTGAAGCAACAGTACATCATGGCAAGCAAGATGGCAACGGGTGTGGACTTGTACTATTACCCGAAGGTGCTGGTGCAGTCTCCGACAGGGCAAGCCGTTATTCTTGACAGCGGCGTGGTGGGCGTGGAGACGCAGATCCCGCCCGATGCAAAGGTG